TTGATCCGCATCACCATGCCGGCGGCATGGACGGGGGCAAGGTTGTCGTTTCAACTTTCCTCGGATGGCACTTATTACAACGATATCGTTGATCCCAAGGGCAAGGAAATCGTCATGCGGTGCGTCCCTGGGACTGCTGTCCGGGTGCCGAGCGAATGGAATCCGATGATCCAGTTTCTGAAAGTACGATCCGGGACACGCCAGCATCCAGTTGTTCAGGAAGTGCAGCGCCACTTTGCCGTGGCTATTGAAACATCATAGATGACCAAGGCGATGCAACAATTCTGGTCGGTCGCGCGCGAATGGCCAGGCGAGACCGTCTTCATCATCGGCGGCGGGCCGTCGGTGCTCGGTGTCGATCTCGATGTGCTGCGTGGTCGCCGCGTTATCGCGATCAATTCCAGCGTCTACAAGCTGCCATGGGCAGACATTCTGTATTTCGGGGATTGGCGTTGGTGGAATGAGCCGCACAACCGGGCAGCGGTTGCGGGTTTCGTTGGCCGTGCCGTCACTGTCTCGCGGCTGGTGTCGGAGGACAAGAAGGTGCTGGTTTGCCGCTGCGCCAAGCCGCCGGGACTGGCGTTGGCGCATGACAGCCTGATGCAGAAATTTACCTCGTTGACGGCGGCCACCAACCTAGCGGCGCATCTGATCGGGCCGGGCGGCACCATCGTCTGGCTCGGCGCTGACGGTCGGTTGGCTCCAGATGGCCGCACGCATCACCACCCGCCGCACCGCTGGCCGCACCGGCACGGTTGCTACGACAAGCAACACGCCGATCTGGTGACGATCGTGCCCTCGCTGCGGACGCTTAAGATCGCGGCGTTCAATGCCTCGCCGGGGACAGCCTGGGGCGATCTGCTCCCGGTCATCAGCCTGCAGGACGCATTGACGGGTCACTGTCGTGCGGCATGAAAATGATTCGATCATCATCGATGGTATGCACGGAATGGGCGATAACGTGCACCAACGCGCTCTGGTCCGGCATTTGCTTGCGCTCCGTCCAGCAACCAAATTCTGGCTCCAGACGCCGTGGCCATGCCTTTATCACGATCTTGTTGGCGACCGCTTACGCCTGACCGATCCAAGAAGCTCATTGCGGACTCAGCGCAAGAATTCCAAGCGCGAGCAAGCCCGCTATGTGCCGCCACTGCGCACCTACCGCAAGGAGCGGATCAGGGTCTCATACAAACCCCAGCTCGTGAGGGAAACCGGATCGGTGCTGGGCGCCATGATCCGCACCACGCTCGGATACGATATCGTCGACGCCGACTTTCGCTTGCCGGTGCCTGCCGCCTGGATCGCCAAGGCGGACGCACTTATCGGTCGGGTGCACAAGCCGGTGATGGTCCTGCGGCCACTGGTCGAGCGCACCGAATGGCGCGGCTGTGCAGCGCGCAACCCTGACCCGGTTGCCTATGCCGAGCTTTACAACAGCATCCGCGATCGCTTCTTTGTCGTGTCGATCGCAGACCTCGTGCCGCAAGTGGAAGAACTGGTAACCCCACTCGATGCCGACATCTGCTTGCACAAGGGCGAGCTGGATATCGAGGCGATCGCCGGTTTGATGGCCCGCGCGGCACTAACGTTCTGCTCGCCGGGGTTTGCGGTGCCATTGTCACAGGCAGTCGGGACGCCGATCATTGCCGTTTTCGGTGGCTACGAGTGCTCGCGCTCGTTCAGTTACGGGCATCGGTTTACGCCAACTCTTGGCGTCGATCCAATCAATCCGTGCCAGTGCTTTTCGCATACCCATGAATGTGACAAGCGGATCGATTTGTCGGCAGCGCATGCGCACATTAAGGAGTTCATCGCAGACAATGTTGCCGAGCGTGCCGCAATCGTCACTGGGCCTGCAGCCGATCGATTGGAGCGGCTTGCCTAGGCGATTCATGAATAAGGGCGAACTTGAAACACTGATCGCACTGGTGCGCAGCGTGCGCCCGCACCACGTCATTGAATTCGGTGTCAATGTGGGCCGCACCGCAAAGGCGATCCTGGCAAACGTGGCTGGGATCGAGCGCTATACCGGCATCGATGTCATGCCCGGATACGTGCCGGCCAAAGCGGTGCAGCGCAATGAAATCCCGGCGTTTCCGGGTGCATTGGTTGAGGACGATCCGCGCTTTCAATTGGTCATAAGACCGCGCGGGTCGCTTGACCTGACCGCGGCGGACCTTGCTCCTTGCGATGCTGCCTTCATCGATGGCGACCATGGCCGCGAAGCCGTCATGCACGATACCGCCCTTGCGCGGGCGCTCGTGAATCCCGGCGGAATTATTGTTTATCACGACTACCATAATCTCGGCACCGTCGATGTGAAAGCCGTGCTCGAGGAGATGAGCCAAGCTGGCGCTCCGATCGTGCACGTTGAGCAAACCTGGCTTGCCTACGAGCGGGTGTGATGACGATCGACTATAGCGCTCTGCTGTATGACCCGGTTTATGCCGAGATCGGCGTGCCGGCGACGCTGGCCGCTGCCGGCACTGCGGGCGAGATCGCGCTGACCGTGATCGACGACACCAGGCCGAAGAGGCAGGCCAGTGGCAGCGGTGTGGAAGTAAGCAGCGTTGCGCCTGGTGCCTTCGCGCGCATGCCCGAGCTTATCGCAAATGGAATCGTACCGGACGAATTCGAGGGCGTGGTGCTGACGTTCAATGGTCGGAGTTGGATTGTGCGCAACTATGAAATGCACGGCAATCCAAACGGCGAGGACTTCGGCCAGGTGCGATTTCTGCTGAGTGCGATCGAGTCGACCGATGGTTGACGTTCGCGAAGACATCCTGGTGCGGTTGCTCGAGGTGGTCGCCACCATTCCAAACATTCGCTCGGCCCATCGCAACAATATTGATATTTCAGAGACGCGGTTGCCGGCGGTGATCGTGCTCGACGGCGACGAGGAATCCGATGGCGCGAGCGATGTCTCAATGAAGCAACCGCAACGGCCATACAATGTGCAAATGACACCCGGCATTGTTGTTCAAGTGCAAGATGACAACGTCGTGCTCGGCTCGATTGTCACCACGTTTCGCCGCGAGCTGATCAAGCGGGTGCTGACCGACACCGAACTCAACGAGCAGATCGTGAAGACCGGCCGCCACGGCAACGGCGCGATCCGCTATCTCGGATGCCAGACCGATGTCGGATGGACGCGCACCGGCTACGCAGCATTAACCGCGCAGTTCATGTTCAAGTATGCACTCAAGCCTGACGATCTCTAGAAGGGAGAACATCTGCCATGCCCGCGTCACCCAACGTTCAGAATTATCACATCGGCAAAGGTATCGTTTCCTTCAAGGAAACGGGCTCTGCAACCTTCGTCGATCTCGGCAACGCGCCGTCGTTCGTGTACACGCCGACGGTCGAGAAAAAGGAACACTTTTCCTCGCGCGAGGGAATCAAGACCAAGGATTTCACCGCAATCACTTCGGTTAGCGCAACGATCAAAGTGCAGCTCGACGAAATCACACCCGAGAATCTCGCAATGTTTGCGTTAGGCGAATTAAGCAGTGATGGCACCATAACAGGACTGACGAAAGCCGAGTTCACTGGCACGCTCAAGGTTGTAGGTACGAACGACATCGGCCAGCATGTTGGCTGGGAAGGTGATATATCGTTCGTGCCCTCCGGTGACTTTAGCTTCATCACCGACGCCGATGACTTCTCAGTCCTCGAGCTAGAAGCCGAAGTTCAGAAAGCCGCCGATGGCTCATTTGGCATTTGGTCGGTTGAAGAACCAACAGCGTGAGGTAATCCATGGCAGACCTTCTCGACATTGCCCCCTCGACTGCGGTCGAGGTGGTCAAGATCGACGGTCATCGGGTGACAGTGCGCGGCATTTCCGTCGATGCCATCGCATCCATCGTGGCGCGATTTCCGGGCTTGAAATCGTTGGCCAGTGGTGATGTCGGCGGCGACATCGTTGTGCGTCTGATCGAGGGCTGTGGTGCGGCGGCCGGACCTATCATCGCAGCCGGGTGTGGGCATCTCGGTAATGCGCAATATGAACAACTCGCCGCGAAGCTATTGCCCGAACATCAGCTTAAATTTTTGAAGGCAATATTCGGGCTGACATTCCCAAACGGGATTGGCTCCTTCGTGCAGGAACTGACGACGCTCGTCAGCGGGACAAACGAAGGAGCAAAGATCATCAAAGTACGCTTGAGGCGCTCGCCCTCAATCTCACCGCCCTCATCCGACGCGGATTCCCACCCGATTATGCAATGACACTGACGCCGCGACAGATCGCGGCCTATCTTGAATTTAGCGACAAGCTCGATCGCATCGAGCGGGCCGACGCATTGGTGATCGCGGCGATCGGCGCACAAGGCGACAGCAAGGTAATCGAAAAAACGCTCAAGGAAATTCATGGCCGTAAAGTTTGAGCTTACGGTTGATCGGTCGGCTATGGACAATATTGTCCGCGCCAAGCAGCGCTCGATTGCCATGGCAGCGAATGCGGCTTTGCGCGAGACGGCGGCCAATGCGGTGCAGGAGGGGCGCAGCAACATTGCGGGCGCCGGCAAATTCGGGCCGAAGTGGCAGCAGGGTTTGCGGTTTCGGATGGTGCCTGCGCAGGAAGGTGGCGAGCCCAAAGTTATCATCTTCCACAAGTTCGGCTTCGCTGGCGTGTTCGAGCACGGTGCAACAATCCAAGGCAAGCCGCTGTTGTGGATACCGACCACAGCCGGCGGGCCGCGGGCCAGCCGGTCAGGAAAGAAACTAACCTCGGCCACCGTCCGCGGTAAGCCAATGCTGTTCGATGCCAATGATCGCGATCGCGATCGCAAGCCGCTCTACATCGGCGTGCCGTCGGTTCGCATTCCGAAGAAGTGGCGCATAACCGAAATCGTCAAGGAACACGCGGCGAAGATCGCCGATCTGTTCCGCAAATATCTCAAAGACACGTAGCAGGCCATGGTCGACAAAATATCGGTTCAGATCGCGCTTGAGGGTGGCGACGAGGTCGAGAAGCAGCTTGCCGCTATTGGGGAGGCTGGCGACCAGGCGTTTGCCGGGGTCAACGAAGCGGGCACCACGGCGGCTGAAGGAATTGCCAAGGCGGGCGAGGCCGCCGACAAGACATCGGAGTCGGTGCATAAGCTCTCGCTGGAGTCGGTAAAGACCGGCGCGGAGATTGCAAAGCTTGGTGCCGAGATCGCAAAGATCGGCGTCGAGATCGGGCTGACGATCGCGCGCCATCGCAGTTGGGTGCAGCAACTGCTGCATCTTTCATCAACGGCCAGTACGGCCGTAAGGGCACTCGCATTGCTCAGTCCAGAACTGACGGCAGTTGCGACGGCCGCTGCTCCTGTCGCGCTGGCTATCGGCGGCGGTGTTATTGCGCTTGAGGCGCTCCGTAAGGCGACTGAAGCCGCGGCCGGGCCGCTTGCAAAGCTCAGCGAAGATTTGACGAGACTGAGCAGAAATACCGGCGAGACGTTTGTCGACCTGCAACAACGCACGTTTGCCGACCTGCAACAAGGCAAAGCCGCGTTCGAGCAGTTGGGCATCGGCGGAGAAAACTTCGCCAGCATTATCACCAAAATCAACGAAGTAATGAAAGACTTCGATGTCGGTGCCAAAATCAAGGAGTCGGCGGATAACGCCTTAAAGGCCGAGAAGGAATTGCTCGAAGCGCAACTCAAGCTTAATTCGGTCGCGGTCATCGGTGCAGAAGGCCCGGCCGTTGCGGCGCAGCGGCTGCTGGAAATCAACCAACAATTGACTGGGGCCATAAACGATCGTGCGAAAGTCGAAGAAGCGGAGCGGAAGTTGGCCAAAGCGAACGCCAACGATCTCCAAGCCATCATTCCGATCATCGAGAAGATCGTGGCGGGAACGCAGGGATTAAAATTCGATTCATTGACAACAGCGGCGACGAAGATTGATGCGCTGACCGCAGCCATGAAGAAGGCGGAAGATCGAGCGGGAACGGCGGGCGAGGTGCTGGTCAGGTTTATTGCCAATGCTGACAGAGCAAGCGGCATTGAGATCGGTGCCAAGTTCGGTCTCACCGAGGATCAGGTTGATCGCTTGCAGCGTACCGGCGGCCAGCTCAGGACTATCGACGAAATCTGGAAACGGATACAGAGCGCAGGCGTTCTGATCCCGCCGGAATCGGCTGCAGCATTTGAACGGCTGCGCAGGGAGATGGACGCCACCGCGCAGGCCAAGGCACGGTTCGATAAGGCTATGGCCACATCACTGCCCGCAACCTTTGCCGCCGAGATCGCGTCGCAGCTCGAAGCACTGAAAGCAAAACTAATCAATATGGCTTCGACTGATGTTGAGACCCTCAGCAGGGCTCTCACTCAACTCGGTGGTAAGCAACCATTTACCAACACCATTCGCGAACTCGAAACGATTGGGCGCCTCATCACATTAATCGGTGGTCAGACCACGAGCTTTTCGTGGGGCGAGCTTGTGGCGACTGGCGGTCTTGCGTCAACTCGGCAGGAACTGGAGGCGATTGGTGGCGCGATCATGGCGGCTTGGGAGCGGGCCAAGCAGTTCAACTGGGGTTCTCTTTTGGATGTAGGCAGTCTAGCGGCAACCTGGCGGGAACTAGAGACGATTGGTGGCGTCCTCGCCGGCCTCATTGATAAATTGCTGATCTATATAGGACTGCGGCAAAAAGTTAGTCCAATAGGTCAAGGCGGGATTGGGCATGCGGCGCATGGTGGACTGATCGGAGGCCGTGGCACCGGCACTTCCGATAGTAATCTGGCGTGGGTCTCGCGTGGTGAATACATCACGCCGGCACGGGCGGTAGGGCAACCAGGCGTGTTTGCCTTCCTCGAGGCGTTGCGGCGCTCGGGCGGCAACCTCTCTCGGGTGCTCGACGGCATGGGCCGGTTCGCGCTCGGCGGCTTGGTGCCGCGGTCGGTGCCGGCGTTTGCCAGTGGCGGCCCGGTCGGCGGCATGAGCCATGTCACCATTCAGTTTCCCGGCCTGCCTGACATCACCGGCCTGCGTGCCTCGTCCGGCGTGGTCGATCAATTGCACAAGGCGGCAGCGCTGGCGCAGGTCCGAAGCGGTGGCCGCAAGCCGAGCCGGTATTCCTGATGGCGCGTCCTCCCTACACGCTGCTGGCGATCGACGACATCGATTTTTCGCAATATGCCGTGCGCGGCCTGACCATGACACTCACGCCGATCGACCAGGCGGCGAGTCTGGCGCGCGACTGCCGCGGTGCTCTGGTTGATATTTCGCTGGAGCAGTTCCGGCAGCACAAGGTCTCGATCACTTGCACCGATCACGAGGCGCCCGCGCTCACCGATATCTGGCCGGGGCAAGACGTGACTATCACCTGCATTCCCGGCCTCGGCGCCGCCAACACCACCGGGGACGCGCTGATCATTCTGGCCAAGGTCACCGCCTGGAATACTTCGCGGGATGAATGGGCGGCAGAGGTCGCCTGGCAGCTCGAGGCCGAGCAGAGGACGCTGTAAGCGATGCCCGCGGGCCTGCCGTATTTTGCCTGGATCGACGCCAGCGAGACGACGTTCGGCTCAGAGCATATGCGCTGGGATGAGAGCGTGTTCTCGTTCACCCTATCGCAGGAGGAAGGCGATCCGGCAAGCATGACAATTGTTGTTCGTCGGCCGCGCAACACTGCCGGCGATCCGATCGGCCTGCTCGGTCCCGGCCGAAAAATCTGGGCGTGGTTCGCGCTCGACTGCGGTTCCTCGCTGATCAAGTTTCGCGGCCGGCTGGTTGGCATTCCCACCAGCATGTTCGAGGACTTGGTCACGCTGGAATTCGTCGCGCGGCCGCTCGATGTCGTGGCGCAGAAGGAAGCCTTGGCCGAGACGTTGAAGGTGCTGCCGTATTACGACGAGGCCATGATCGATCCGCAACGGCGCACCGATCCCGAGGTTGTGCTCGAGGGCTACACCAAAATCTGGCACTACGACCGCGAGACCCATGTGATCACCGTCTCGGACGAGATCAGCGGCGAGGACGGTCTAGTCGAATTCTTATGCGCGAACGGCGATGTGCTTTATGACGGCCTTGGCCTGTCGCTCACCAGCGGGCCGCTGGCGCGCGTCGATATCAATGCCGAGTTCACCTGGACCCAGCAGGCGAGCGGCACCGTCGATCTGACTCAATATCTGATCTCGCATTGGCCGCAGGTGTTTGGCGGTGAAATCTATTTGAATGCCGCCGATTGGCCCAAGCCCAATGCCGACATCGGCGACGGCTGGAAGGTTGAGGAGTCACATGCGCAGGACATTGTTGATACGCAAACTTATACTGAGACGTTGAGCGGCGGCGGCATCGTCAAATTCGTGGATGGCAGCACATCCGAGACGCATTGGTCTTCATCAAAGACGACGCTGAGACATCCTCGCAACGTCGTGCACTTTGGGAGGCCTATCGTTACTAATGCTTCAAGCAGCATAAGTCATTCCAAGGATGGCGACGGTAACAGTTATGTGTCCTCGCAAAGCAACAGCTATTCAGATTCGGAAGCCGTGGTGGTGGTGCAAGCCATCAAGCCGACCCTGGTGGCAGGCTACAGCGCCGAGCGGCAATGCACTGAGAAAGTGTCGCTCACATTATACGCCGACGTGCAGCCGATCCTGACTGACCCCGAGGATGGCGAGGCGCTGCGGATCGACGATATCCGCTCGGTCAATCTGAGCGAGGTGATTGATGGACAGCCGCCAATCATCGGGAACCCGGCGCGACGATCCTACATCGCGACCGAGCGCGGCAATCGCAGCATCGAGCATTTGATTGCATACGCGCGGGCGCAACTGATGATGCGGGCGCGTGTCGTTGAGATCGCATTCGTGCCTAAGCTCGCGCGCATGCCGGAAGTCACGTTGCGCAAGAACGCATTCCTGGCCGAGCCACGCATCGGCGAAGCTCTGGGCAAGATCATCGGCTATTCGATCGCGCTCGATGGCTCGAACGGCCAGATCAAGTGCGAGGTCAAGATCGGTTGCACGATCGGCTATGGCGGCAGCGTTGCGGCGGCGGATGGCACGCCAACCTATTGCACGATCGATTACGCTGGCCCCGATTATCAGCAGTTCGTCAATCGGGTGGTTCTGTTCCCGCTCGATACGTCGGTCGGCTATCAACCGCCAGTAGCCGATCCGAATGACGATGGCATCGAGTTTCTATCCGCGCTCCGACCAGAAGATGTCATCGAAGTTGGTCTGGTCGTTGAATATGGCCCGGAGCCAAGCGAGGAAGACGGCGATCCGCCTTTCAATTTCAGCGGTCCCACCTCCAACGACGACAAGCAAAACCAGATCGAGGCGCGATCCGAGTGGATGAAGAACGTTGTGCTTCCTCCCTATGAGACGCGCGCCAGGTTCAAGCTCAAGACCATGACCGGCGAATTCTCAACCGCCTATGAATTGCAACTGACCGATCTGAAAATCCCCACTGGCATTGATCTGGAGGCAGTCTGATGGCGGGGTTTGAAGTTGTCGTCCGTCCGGTCGTGTTGCCCGACATCCGGCCGAGGCCGGCGCAGACGTTGCCGCCGGCGAACGATCCAGAGAAGGGGTTCTGTACGATCCGCGGCAATCCGGCGAAGGAGGTCAACCTTACAACAAGTTGGAGCACCAGCTTGTCTAAGTCGCATCAGGTTGAGGTACAGCGGCGCTTTGACGAGGTGCGGACCTATCAACAGAACGACGACGGCTCGATCAACAAAGAAAACTTCGTCGACACCGAAGTAGCCAACAAGATTTGGCAGCGCGGTGGCAAGCAACCGGTCGTCGATGGCCGCAGCGGCACCGATCCGAGCGTCATTGGTGGTGAAAAAGGCTCGAAGGGAGATTCTTACCAGACTGCGGTCTATTATGCCCGCGAGATCGAGCGCGCGAATATCGAAATCCGCAAGCGCGATGAGATCAGGAAGAACGCAGAGGCCAAGGAATGACGATCGTTTATGTCACGACGGGCGCGTGGGGTGCCGGCACCGGCACGCCAAACAGTGCTGCCCAGGTCGATGGCAATTTCCACGATCTCGATCAGCGCGTCGTCGCGCTGAACGCCGACCTGGCCGAAGGCAAGCGCATCGACTTCGTGACCTATACGTCCAGCAGCATGACGTTTCACTACACCGACGGAACGACGCAGGTCATTCCGTTGCCGGTTGCCACTTTCCAATATGTCGGGCCGTGGGTGAATAGTATGCCGTTGGTGCCCGGCAACTTGTTCACTGCTGGCAATGGTTTTTATCAGGTGCTCGAACCGCACACGACGCCGGCATATCCGGCGAACTTTGATCCCGACGCCACCGATGGAACGACCGATCAGAACCCGCTTTATCAGCTCTGGATGCCGCTGCGCGATGTCAACTACGACGCCGCGATCTTCGTGCCCGGCAGCATTCAGCGCGAGCCGGACGAGCTTTTCTTTCAGGGCATTGCTAACCGGACGATGCGCCTGGGCAGCGGCAACGAGGGCGCTTACGCCTACCTCGATGTTGGCAACGATGGGACCGGCGCAGCCGATGTCATCCTGTCGATTGAGAAGAACGACGCCGAGATCGGGACCATCACGTTCGATGCCGGTGGCAGTATCGACAGCGACGGCGGGCAGGCAGGCGCGTTCAACATTCCGGCCGCTACAGACTTCGCCGAGGGCGACCGCTATGCGCTCCGCGTCACGCAGTCCGCCAACGCCGAGCCGTCAGGTCTGTCGGTGACATTGCCGTTCGTGCGCACGGATATCTGATGGCGCTTGCTCAGGATATTCTGACGCGGATCGTCAATGTGCATTGGGGCACCAAGACTGAACAGCAGGGACTCGTCGCGAGCTATCCTTTAGAATCTTCTGGCTCTCTTGGTGATCCCACTGCTTCCGCTGTTGATTCCGGCCAGATATTTCCAGGCGTAAATATGGGAGCGTCAGGGTTGGGGTACACCGTTCTCACAAAGGGGTTGGTCTGTTTTGGCAATCCGAGAGATGGTCCCGCTTGTTTCATGGCCGCGCCTGATTACGACATCATCTTTAATCTGAGCCGGACCGTACCCCTGAAACGAGGAACGCTCGATGAAACGGGTACTCTCCGATGGGAAACCGTAGGGGACGGCACTGGTTTAGTCGCCCTGACTTTTGCTGGCGAAGCATTCCATGCTGTCTACGTCGAAGGTGAAGGTGTTGGACCGACACGGATCGAGACCTCGTTTGACGGCGAAATCTGGTCAAACAATGTTGGTTTTCCTGCGCAGGACAATATCGCCTACGGTGGCGCGGTAGCCTATAACGGCGAGTCGTTTGCCGCAGCGGGACAAGTCGCAGTGGACCAGCCCGACAGCGATCCGCCTTACAATGCCCCAACCGACAATCTGACATGGACAACATCAGACCGCCCCGACAATGGTTCGTCACTTAGCTGGCACTTCGACCGCGCCGAGGGAATGGACGATAATCCGGGAGCATACACGGGGGCGGGATATAGCACGAATCAAGCGTGCACTATTGCCGGTGGTCAGGTTGGCGAGGAAAGCACGGATGGCGATGCTCACAGACTCTTCGTAGCTGCAACATTTGACAAGACCAAAGTCACGCAAACCCCTCCCTCTGGCATTGGCGACCGCCAATTCATTCTCCCAACAGCCGCAGCCGCATTTTCATCTAATGGAAGTAGTTGGGCGAATACGAAATTGCCAGGAGTGGAGGTGGGCCGTCATGCTTACGGCGACCTGAGCGGTGGCGATACTTCTGGGGGTAGTTACGGCACGGCGACTGTCTTTGTGCGGACATCTTCGAAAGCCGCGCATTTTCTTTGCTCCGCTATGAGCTTCACCACAGGGCCGGGGCTAACCGAGAGCACGATCTATTCTACATTGCACAAATCGTCGGATGGTCATTCTTGGTCTACCCTTCGTCATCAACCTGATCATTTTTTCTTCACCCTGAGTGCCGTTGCCAGGGACCTGAGCAAAACCAAGATCGTTCACATTTAGCGGGGCATGAATGCTGGTCTGTAACGTCAGTCTGCGCCCGCCGCGGCGCGCGATTGCGGCCAACGTTGCGGAGATAACCGCTGCGGTCGATGCGCTCGCGACCGGCAATGTCGTGTTCGCCGCGCTGGTCGATGACCCGGCCTCGGTCGGCGACTTCGTCGACGCCTATCTCGGCGAGATCATGCTCGAGGCGGCGAGCGCCGATGCCACCGTCGACAGTGGTTTTGCCTTTGCTGCTGCGGTTACTGAGGCAGTGACCGCCGCAACTGCGCAAGATGCCACGACAACCTCTGCGCCTGGCACGGCCACGTTTGACGGTACAGCCACCAACGTCACATTGTCGAATGGCAACCTTACCGCAACACATAACACAACTACCGATCAATCTGGAGCGCGCAGCACAGCGCTGAAGTCTGCTGGCAAATTTTATTTTGAGGTGACTGTCGGGGCGACGCACGGCGGCGCTGACACTGCAGGAGTAGTTTTATCGACTGGAACTTACGCAAACATGAATAGTGGGAACAATTGTAGTGAAGCTTTTCTTACTTTTGCGAGCGGACATATCTATTCCAACAATGCCGATACCTTCCAGACGATAGGCGGTGCTGCAGGTCCGGGCGATGTTATTTGCGTCGCGATCGATCTCGACAATAGGAAGGCTTGGTTCCGCAAAAATAACGGCAACTGGAATAATCAGCCGACAGACAATCCCGCAACAGGGGCGACTTCTGTTGTTATGGCGGCAAGCGGCAGCTTTGCTCCTGCTGTGTCGTTTGGATCAAGTGGTAGCGCGGTCGGAGACAATATGACCGCTAATTTTGGCGCCTCGACTTTCGCCTTTTCCGTGCCATCCGGGTTCACGGCGGGATGGTCGGCATAGCTTTCGAAGGGAGAAACCACAATGACCGAAGAACGCGCACCCGCGCGCGAATGCACTGACGCATCCGTGATCCGCGGCGGCGGTCTTGGCGAGCAAGCCGAGGCGCACGGCCGCTATGAGGTCGAGTGTATCGGCACCGACGGCAAGCTGAAATGGCGCGACCTGATCGACAACGTGGTCTGCACCGTCGGCAAGAACCTGGCGCTCGATACCTTCCTCGCCGGCTCGGCTTACACCGTCACCGGGCCATACATGGGCCTGATCTCGTCGGTGTCCTATACGGCGGTGGCCGCGGGCGACACCATGGCCTCGCATGCCGGTTGGCTTGAGGCCGGCGGCACCAATGCCCCGACCTATTCCGGCAACCGCAAAACTGCGGTCTGGTCGGCCGCCGCCTCGGGATCGAAGGCGCTGTCGGCGGCGCTGTCGTTTGCCATCACCAGCAGTGGAGCCGTCAAGGGCGCGTTCCTCTGCTTCGGCAGCGGCGCGCTCAACACCAAGGACAACACCGGCGGCGTGCTGTGGTCGGCCGGGACGTTCAGCACCGGCGACAAGGCCGTGGTGAACGGCGACACGCTGAACATCAATTATTCCACAAGCTTATAGGCATCGCCATGATCGCATTCGCCATTTCCTCCGGGCACGGCAAAAAAATCCGCGGCGCCAGCGGCTATCTCGACGAGGTCGATGAGGCTAGGCGCGTGGTCGCGCGGGTAGCGGAGATACTGAATGCGTTTAGCGTTGAGGTGAAGACCTTCAACGACGATGTCAGCACATCGCAAAACGAAAACCTCAACCGCATCGTGGACTGGCACAATGCACAGAAGCGCGACCTCGATGTAAGCGTGCACTTGAATGCTAATGCGACAACTTCCAATCCGATGGGTACTGAAGTCCTATACGTGACGCAGCAGACACTCGCGGGTGCGGTGTCAAAAGCAATCGCTAACGCCGGCAGCTTCAAGAATCGCGGGGCGAAGTACCGCGACAACCTGTTCTTCCTCAACAAGACCAAGAAGCCGTCGATCTTGCTGGAAATTTGCTTCGTTGACTCAAGCGCCGACGCAGACCTCTACAAGAAGAATTTCGAGGCCATCTGCGCCGCTATCGCTTCGACAATCTCGGGCCAGGAGGTCGAGTCGGTGCCGCCGTCGACTGAGCCGCCTCCAGAGGGCGTTGAAGGGGAGCCTGAGGACCATCCGACGGTCAAGAAGGGCGACAAGGGGCCGCCAGTGGTCGAGGTGCAGACCGCGCTCTATGTCACGCCGATCGACGGCGACTTCGGCTCCATCACCGAGAGCGCGGTCAAGAATTTCCAGCGCACCAGCGGGCTGACAGCCGACGGCATTGTGGGGCCGCAGACCTGGGCGGCGATCGACGCGCTGGTTCCGGGCGAGCCGCTGCCGCTGCCGCCGGGTGCATTGCCGCCACTGACGGCGGAAGATCAGGCGGGGGTCATCGGCATCGTCACCGCCTCCAAAATCTACCGCTACAACTGGAAGGATCGCGGCATCATGCCGCCCGGCTATAGCAAGGGGCTCGCGCTGACCTGGGCCAACACGGTGCGCAAGTTTCACGCTGGAGAGAGCGCGACGAAGGAGATGGCGAAGGCGGATACTCGCAATGATGATAAGGATGCGTTGAGCTGGTACCGCTCGAACTACGCCAACATCGGCCTGGACAACGAGAAGGCCGGCATTCACACCCTGCGCCATCTGTTCATGCTGGTGATGGGGCTCGGCATGCGCGAATCCTCGGGACGCCATTGCTGCGGGCGCGATCAGAGCGCCAGCAACACGACGAGTGATACCTGCGAGGCCGGGGCGTGGCAGACTTCATGGAACGCTCACAGTTGCAGCTCGCAATTCGACAAGCTGTTTGCTGATTATCAGGCCGGTGGACAGCAGTGTTTCCTCGAGGTGTTCAAGGAAGGCGTGTCCTGCTCGTCGGCCGATTGGAGCAATTACGGCAGCGGCAACGGCGCTGAGTTCCAGAAGATGTGCAAGGAGTGTCCACCGTTCGCGGCCGAGACAGCGGCGGTCGGCTTGCGCAATTTGCGACAGCACTGGGGGCCGATCAATCGGAAAGAGGCCGA